CGCCCTCGCCGATGATGTAGTAGAGCAGGTTCCCCAGGGCCGCGCGGGCGTTGGGGTCGAAGCGCCACATCTGCCTGGCCTGCCGGATCATGGACTGGCGCTCGAAGGGCAGGTGCGCCTGGTCGAGGGAGCCGCTGCGGTTCCACCCGCCCGTGTCTGGCCGCTCGGTCACCATGTTGGTGGCCTCCGAGATTGCCCTGACGGCCCTGCCGCGCGCCTCTATCTCGGCGAGCTCCACCTTGTGCTCGGCCTCCTTGCGCTGGAGCCAGTTGGATATAGGGTTAATCATCCTCGAACACCTCCTCGGAGTCGGGCGCTTCCTCGTGGTCTGGCACGCCGGCCGGGGGGTCCCGCCTATCGCCCTCCATGCCGATGGCCAGCTGGTTCAGCCTGGTCAGGGCCTGGCTCATGGCGTCGACCTGGTCGTCGTGGGAGGACTCGGGGAACGCCGAGCACTCCTCCAGGAAGGCCTCTATCCACGGGCGGCCGCTCTCGTCCGGGGCGCAGATGGACGGGTCCGGCAGCCAGACGTCGCCGGCCTCGATGGTCGGGGCGACCGCGCTGGCCCTCACGACCTTGTCGCCGTCCGGCTCGGCGGGGATGATGCCGGAGATGGTGCTGGAGAGGTCGGCGATCAGCGCCGGCCCGTTCGCCTTGTCCTCGACGATCTTGGCGAGGGCCCTGGGCCACTGCGCCGTCAGCGCCTGGATCGCGCGCTTCGTCTGCGGGTAGTCCATGCGGTCGCGCGTCTGGGCCAGGAGGTACTTCTGCGAGCCGCGCAGGCCCCAGACCTGCCCTACCACGTACGAGCCGGTCTCGGTCTTCTTGAACGTGGCGTCCCAGGACTGGATCTGCGCGTCGAAGCCGCCGGGCAGCTCCTTGTAGAAGCGCCACCAGTGCCGCTTGATGATGTTGCCGGCCTCGCTGGACGGCCTCTGCTGGTACTGCGCGTCGTGGGCCCGGCTCCCCATGGCCCTGCGCATCTTGTCGAACTCGGCCTTGCCCTCGCGGGACTCCTGGAGGTATGAGCCCGCGTCGCGGTCCACCCTGCGCTTGCTGATGGGCATACTGTAGGTCCGGCGCTTCTCGAACATGGCCGGGATGTCGACGTGCGTCCAGCCGCCCTCCTTGAGGACCAGGCCGGTCGTGTCGTCCTTGTGCAGGCGCTGCTGGACCAGGATGACGAAGCCCTTCTTCTTGTCGTTGAGCCGCGAGATGAGGGTGTTGGAGTAGTGGGCGTTGGCGGCCTTGCGCTCGGCCTCGCTCTCGGCCATCTTCGGGTTCTGTGGGTCGTCGATGATGAGGCCGTCCGCGCCCTTGCCGGTGACCGTGCCGCCCGTCGAGGTGGTGGTCATGACGCCGGTCTGGGTGTTGGAGAACTCGGTCTTCAGGTCGTTGTCCTCGTGGAGCTGGACCACGCCGCCCCACCTGGAGTGGTAGAAGTCGTCGCCGATGATGCGGCGGCGCTTGACGGAGAAGTCCGTGGCCAGCCCCTGCGCGTAGCTGGAGAAGATCATGCGGGCCCAGGGCCTGCGGGTCCAGAGCCAGGTGGGCCAGAGCACGGAGAAGAAGATCGACTTGATGTTCCGGGGCGGCATGTTGACGACCAGCCGGGTGCACTGCCCCATGTAGACGGCCTGCGCGTGCTCGATCAGGAGGGGTATGTGCCAGTTCCACTCGAGCGGGGTGGCCGGCTCGATCACGGGCCAGCCCAGCCTGACGTACTCGTCGAACTCCATCCGCGGGGCCGAGATGCCGGAGACCGCCGTGCGGACGGCCTCGCCCATGGCGAGGTCGATCGGGGGGTGGGCCTTAGTGGGCACCGGCGAACTCCTCGGGCCGCTCGAAGATGCGGGAGAGGGTCAGTATCTCCGCGGCCAGCTCGGGCGGCATGGCCAGGTCCGTCTTGCAGTGGGGACACATCTTGGGGAGGTGGCGCTGGAAGATGGTTATGAGGCGCTGCTCGAAGAGCTTGACGGTCTCGGGGGAGAAGGTGTGCTCGTGCTCGACCTTCGTGCCGTGGCCCTGCTCGACGAGGAACGCCGCGGCCTTCAGCTTGTTGGCGACCGAGGCGGGGACCCTGCGCATCTTGCCGCCCAGGGTGAAGTAGAAGTCGACCTTCTTGCCGGTCGCCACGTCCACGAAGAGGTTGCGCAGGCCGTGCTTCTCGACGAGGGCGCGGCACTCGGCCCTGTGGAGCTCGGAAGGGCGGCCAGCGCCTTCTCGCGCCCCGCCCTTTGCGAACTTGTGCCCCTTAGGGAAGGGGCGGCCGACGACCTTCTTCTGGGCCAACGTGCCTCCGGTCCAAGCATTGATTTGCGCTTTGAATCCGGGTGCAGTCGGAGGCCGCGGTGCTGCGGCTATCTCAATTATAGCGTGGACCAAGTCCAAGTGTACACGGCTTGGGGCGTTTTCTTGAACCATTATCTTGCAATGTATGTTAGTATGTGTGGAATCCAAGACACATCCAAGCAGGAGGCTCAAATGAGAGTGACGCTGAACGTGCTCAGGGGCGAGTCGGTCGCGGGCGTAGCGACGTCCGAGGAGCTGGACCTGACCGGCCTGACGCAGAAAGACCTGGAGGCGGCGGTCAAGCGGGTGTCGAGGGAGCTGCTCGCGACCGCCAGGGCCAACAGGAAGGAAGAGCAGAAGGAGAAATAACCATGACCAAGCGTATCGCGTTGGCTGTCCTGATCCTGCTCGGCCTGTCCGGCTGCGCGGGGTTCTGGTCGAATGTGGTGGACAACTGGCAGGGGCCTTGCCAGGACAGGTGCGGGGCGTGCCATGGCTCTCCCGTTCGGTAAGGGCAAGTCCATGTGGGCGCAAAAGCCCGTGAGGCCTCTGGCGATCTACCAGGACTGGCTCAAGAAGAACGGGCTCATGGTCGACCGCCCGATCGCGGTGATGTACAAGCCCACGATGGAGCTCAGGTGGCGCGGCAAGGTCCTGGAGCAGAAGTGGGTCGTCAGCGAGATGGCCTACACCCACAAGTGGGTCGCGGTCAGGAAGAGGGACAGGAGGGAGCCAACATGAGTGAGACGTTCCGGGTGGTGTCGGACACGTTCTGCCGCAGGTGCGGGGAACGGTGCCTGATGAGGAAGTCGGTCGGCGGGTACGACGCGGTGACTGGGAAGCCTTGGGAAAAGGTGACCTACAGTGCCCGAGGTGGCGCTGGTGGAACCTGCTCAGCATGCACGACTGGTACACCGTGCTATGAACGCGCGCCCTGACCCGATCATCGTGGCGCGGGACGAGGTCCTCGCCGAGCTGTCCATCCAGATGCACGGGCTCAGCCTTGGCGAGCGGCTGACCCTGCTGGACACGCTGGCCCTGTCCATGAACGACATGGCCGAGCGGATAGACGAGGAGCAGAGGCAAATCGAGCTGGAGGTCGAAGAGCTCGAGGACGAGCGCAGGATAAGGGGCATGGTGGAGGGAGGCAATGGGTGAGGATCGTCCTAAAAGGAAAATATACAGGGGGAAAGACCACCTGCTCATCGTCGGGGACTTCGCCCATATTGAGCAGTGGGTCCTCGAGATGCTTAGGGAGGGCGGAGTTCAGGCAGGACCTGCTGCGGAACGCCCACCTGATACGGGAGGACGAGGAGCCGGCGTTCACACAGGACGTCACCATCCCGCGGGGTGCAGGGAGGCTGGTGCTTGTGACCAGACGGGCGAACGTGTCCCTAGAGTTTTACCCGTAGTCGCGCAGGAAGACATGGGGCTGTTCGCCTCTGCGCTGCGCGTGTTGTTGGGGCTGCAGACCGGACACACGGCGGAGCTGCTGGGGCTGTCGGACGACGGGTCGAGGGCCAAGGTCAAGGGGGACGGCTGGGAGGGCTGGGTCGAGACGAGGGCCATACTTAACATGGAGCTGCCGTCGTGACCGCCCTGGCGGCGCTACTCAAGCTGAGGGCCGTGTGGATCGCGCTTGCGGCCTTGGGCCTGTTCGCCATGGCGTTCGCGGTCCTGCTGGCGTGGGCGCTGTGCAGGATGGCGAAGGAGGCGGACGAGATGATGGAGAGGTTTGACAGATGACCGACGAGGCCAAAGAGCTGAAGGTGCTGCGCAGGGTCGTTGCCGAGTTCGCATGGTGCGGGATAGCCCGGCGGAGGGAGCACGGCTGGGAGACGGCGCTGCTGAAGGACGTGGTGAGGGAGAGGTGCAGGGAAGCCGGTATCACGATAAAGGAGGGCGCGCATGAGCATGAGCACGGGAAGGCAGGCCAGGGCGGACGCCAGGAAGGCAATGAGGGCGGCCGGGATACAGGAGGACAAGATAGCGGCGGTCCTAGAGCTGATGGCCAGGCCTAGGTTCAAGGTGCACATCACACGGGTCATGAAGGCCGCGATAGAGGGCGCGCTGGCGCGCGACCGCGTGGCCACGATTGTGCTCCACAAAAGCGGCAAGAGCGCCGAGCTGGTCTCGAAGGAGTTCGTGACCATAGCGCCGAGGCGCCACTTCGAGAAGCCCGGCGCGGTGGCGAGGGCGGGGAAGGCCAGGAAGAAGAGGAAGATGACGCCGGAGGGACTGAAGAGGCTGCGCGAGGGGATGGCCAAGACCCGCGCGATACTCGAGGCCCGCAAGAGGGAGAAGGAGGCCGCCAAGTGATGCCGGGTCTGCTTGAGCAACCAGTCAGGTCGCCGAGGGAGGAGGCCATGGCCCGCGAGGGCATGTGCCCCGGCTGCCTCGAGCCGGCCTTCATCGGGCACGGCAAGAGGGTGATGGTGGACCTGCCTCCGCGGGGCAGGGAGATGACTGAGGCCGAGCTGAACGCCCCGATAAAGCCGCGGTTCGAGGAGGTCGGGACGTGCCTCTGCAGGCACTGCATGGTGGTGTGGCAGTACGCGCTTGCCGCGCGCAGGAGGTGGAACTGATGCTACCAAAAGAGGCGCGAACGGCAGCGAGGGCCCTGAAGCCTGTGCTCAAGTACCTGCGGTCCCGTAGCTGGGAGAGCCCGCTGTGCTCGAAGGTTCAAGATGTTAGGGATTACTTGTTGACGTGGACTCCGCCGGGGGAGTCTACAGGTGCGGAACTACGTGGTGAGCGTGCAAAGGCCGGGCGCGGTTCTGCCGGAGAACGTGGTGATGGAGTTCGGCGGCGTGTACGTCAGGTTCGTCCCGGCGAGGCGCGGCCCGAGGGCGGTGTCTAGGTGGTGCTGGAGCGGCTCGACGCAGCTACCGAGGGGCGTGCTGGGGGAGATGACCAGGCAGGCCGCAGCGATATTCGCCGGTCCCGCGGGCAACGCCCCGGATCCTGGGGCGCGGAGGCCAGTGCCTGGCTCCGGCCGGCAGCTGTCTCTGGGCCTGTAAATTATCTTGTGGTGGGGGGGGGGTGTCGGGAATCAAGTTTATGTGGTATAATATATTACGACGCATGATTGGGGGGAGGGTACGCCAGTGAAGATCGTCCTGAAGAAGCAGGGGGGAGCAAGGCCCAAGGCGAATCCCGGCTCGCCGTACCCGTGGGAGCGTCACGGCCACCACTGGTCGGAGCTGTGGTGCCAGGGCAGGGTGTTCGACAGGCGGAGCAGGCAGTGGGTCGAAGTCCACAAGCCGATGCGGGTCGAAGAGGTGACGGTGGTGTCCGTCCCGCCCTACGACAAGACCTACGATCTATGCCGCGCAAGCTGCGAGTGGAAGTACAAGGAGTGGGGTTACGGCGCAGCCGCGAGCTCAGGAGGAAGTCCAATGGCAAAGAGCAAGGAAGCGAAGGAGCGCCGGACCTCAGCGGCCGACGTTCTGGTCAAGCAGTTCGCGCTGGAGAGGGTGAAGTCGGACGAGGACCTGATTTCCATGGTCCGCGAGGCGACGGGCTCGAAGAAGTTCGACGCCAAGCAGCTGGCCTGGTACAAGAGCCAGTACCGCGGGGGGAAGCTGAAGGGCCAGGACGGCAAGCCCGGCCACCTCATCAACCAGGCGGGCGGCCACACGAAGGACGGGGCCAAGAAGGCCAAGGCCGCCAAGAAGGTGGTCGTGCCCAACCGCCGGGAGAAGAAGCGCCGGGCGGAAGAGCCGATCGAAGCCTAAGACCTAAGAAGTAGTTTCAGACTGCCGGGGCCTCACACTCGGAAGGGTGTGGGGCCTCGGCCTTTTTATGCCCACAAGAAAGAGCACAGGAGACGACGATGGACTGTCTGTGCGGGCACGATCAAAGGGTGCACCTCCTCATGGAGGGCGCGTGCGTCAACGCCGGGTGCGGCTGCGAGAGGTTCGCGGACGCGGAGGACCTGGAGATTCAGTTCCCCCAGGCGGCCACGATATGAGCGTGTTCAGGCTGCCGACCGTGCTGGTGGACACCAGAGAGCAGAACCCGTGGCGCTTCGCGGGCAGGACCGTGAGGCTGAAGCCGCAGAAGCTGCACGTGGGCGACTACTCGGTCCAGGGCATGTCCTCCGTGGTGGCCGTGGAGCGCAAGTCGGTGGAGGACCTGTTCCTGACCATGACCAAGGGGCTGGAGAGGTTCGAGCGCGAGCTGGAGAGGTCGATGGACATGGGGCTGAAGTTCATGGCGGTGGTGGTCGAGGGGGACCTGCAGAGGGTGAGCCTCGGGTCCAGGTTCTCGTGGGCCGAGCCGGACAGGGTGGTGGCCCAGCTCTTCAAGTCCTGCACCAGGCGGGGGGTCGCGCCCTACTTCTGCTCGGGGAGGCTGGAGGCCGAGCAGGTGGCGTGGAACATCCTGCACGGGTTCTGGGCCTCGAGGCCAAGGATGCTAAAGCTGTAATAGCTGTAGTGGTGGTGGTGATGGCCCGGCGTGTGAGCATATAAGGGTGTAAGAGAGGGTCCGGATCGGAGAGGCCCTATACGTAATACATTACACCCCCACCACCACCACCACCCTAACTACTACTACCTATACCTCTACTACTTGGACAAGAAAATTATTTTTCTGAAAGACTTGAAGTTCGAATACGCTATATTACACCGAACGCAAGGAGAACGCAAGATGAAGGCAACCCAAGCGCAAGGGCAGATTCAAGAGGTCCAACAGCCCCCGACGCTGGAGGGTGATCCGGCCAGGGTTCGCAACGGCGTGAACAAGTCCGTGTACCTGAGCAAGAAGGCGGAGGGGCTGGTGGACGAGGCCTCGAGGAAGTTCCGGAGGTCGGACTCGGCGGTGCTGAGCATCCTGGCCGAGCGCTACCTGCCGAGGATTCTGGCGGACGAGAAGGCGAGGCTCTGACGCACGAGCAGAGGTAAGCGCGCGGTTGGTTTGACGGGCCCTCAGGGTCCAGTCGTCGTGGGAAGACGGGTAGGCATGCGCTGACCACCGCCACCGCGGAGGTGGAGCTCGAGGAGTGCGACTGCGAGGACAAGGACTGGGAGATATCCGAGGACTCGGTCGAGGGCACGGAGGAGGGGGGAGGGCGGTACAAGAAGTCCTATTTCGGGTTCTGCCTGCACGCCACGGTGAAGTGCTGCCAGTGAGAGGCGTCGCAGCAGGTGAAGCTGGAGGAGAAGTGCGCGGCTTCCGAGTTCGAGGAGATGGTATGAACGACTGGCGTTTGAAGGGGCTCGGCATTGCTGCCATGCTTGGGCTAATCTGCCTATTTGGATTGGTAACAAACAGGCAGTTCCTGGCAGGGTGCGCATTCACTCCCATCCTGTTGGTCGTGTACGCCTTGATAGAGGACATGCTGTGAAGGGCAACGACGCACTCGCGAAGTTCAAGGACCTCTGGGACGGCCAGTCCTCCGGGCGCCACATGGCCGGGGAGGTCACGTTCGCCGGGGTCAAGGACCTCAAGCCGTTCAAGTGGGGGAAGGTCCTTACGAACTCTGCGCGCTCCACTTTCCTCAACTGCCAGCAGAAGTACCAGTACTCCTACGTCTACGGCCTGGCGCCGCGCAAGCCGTCCATCCCGTTCCTCGTGGGCGGCCTCTTCCACAACGAGATGGAGTACATGTACAAGACGTGGAAGCTGGACGAGGAGGCCATGCGGGACAGGGTCGGCGACGCGTGCGAGAAGGCCTGCAAGACGCCGGGCCTGAGGGCCGAGGAGTCGGACCTCATTTGGATGCAGCAGGCGGTGGTCGTCGGCATGGTCAAGGGCTACAAGCAGAAGTACCTGGCCGAGGACAGGAAGGCGTGGGACCTCATAGAGGCCGAGGGCGTGTTCAAGGCGGACCTGCCGGACGGCTGGAGGTACACCGGCAAGAAGGACCTGGTGGTCCGCAGCAAGAAGACGAAGCGGCTCCTCCTGGTGGAGCACAAGACGGCCGGGAGGATAGACGCCGGCTACGTGGCCAAGCTCCCCATGGACAACCAGATACTCGGATACGCCTGGTCCCAGCGCGAGTCCGGCGGCGAGAAGTTTGGCGGGATCGTCTACAACGTGGTGAAGAAGCCGCAGATACGGCAGAAGCAGTCCGAGTCCCTCCGGCAGTTCCTCAGGCGCGTGGAGGACGAGTACTACCTCAACCCCGGCGCCTACTTCTACCGCGAGCCCATCCTGTTCAACGACTCCGACCTCGACCGCTTTGGCCGGGAGACGGTCAAGTTCATCAAGCACGTCGACAGGGCCCAGCGGGAGAACGACTTCATCCAGAACGCCGGCCACTGCACGGCGATGGGGACGTGCCCGTTCATGAAGCTTTGCCTCGACGGCGTGACGAAGGAGAACCTCCTGCACTACCGCATTAAGGAGCGCGCGCACGAGGAGCTGCCCGAGGAACGAGGGGATTAGGCCGTTCATACAGTATTAGACGCTCGGGCCGCCTCAACGGTTACAGGCCCTACTTCAAGAAAAACAGGAGGCGTAACATGGTCGCAAAGAAGGCGAAGGTGGTGCAGTGCCTGGTGGTCACGAGCAAGGTGAAGGCCCTCATCAAGAACGAGGGGATGCGGTCCGGCAAGGACTTCATCGATGCGCTCTCCCGCAAGGTGAACGAGATGGTCATGCAGGCCTGCGAGTCGACCCGCCAGGACCGCCGCATGACCTTGGGGGCGGAGGATGTCGCGGCCTAGTCTGGAAGTATACTTCCTCCGCATGGCGGAGCTTGTCTCTACGAGGTCAACATGGCCGAGAACGAAAGTGGGGTGCGTGGTAACCGTCGACGGCATCGTGCTGTCTACCGGATACAATGGGACCCCGAAGGGCTGGGACGAGAGCCAGGAGACCACAAAGAGGCACTACTGCCACGCGGAGGAGAACGCGATAGTGCAGGCGGCAAGGAACGGCGTGGCACTTGTTGGGGCGACGTTCTACACCTCGATGTCTCCATGCTTGTCCTGCGCAAGGATGATGGTGAACGTCGGGGCGGAAAGGGTGGTGTTCGCGCGAAGGTGGGACGACCCAGAGGCGCAGCAGGCCCTGGAGGTTCTGGCCCAGTGCGGAGTGAGGTACGATCAAATCCAGGAGGTATCACAATGAAGGGCAAGGTCAAGTGGTTCAACCAGGTCAAGGGCTACGGCTTCATCAAGAACGACGAGGGCGGCGAGGAGGTGTTCGTGCACCACTCCGCGCTTGTGGACAAGTCCAAGCGCGAGGGGCTGGTCGAGAACGCGGCGGTCGAGTTCGAGGTCAAGCAGGGCCCGAAGGGTCTGTCCGCGGTGCAGGTGCAGCTGGCGTAGATTCTGGTTGCTCCAGCCGTAGGCGGTCTTATAAAATAGACCGTTGTTTCTAACGAGCCCTGCCGGGAGGCCTCAGTATGGGAATCATCAGCGAAGGCATAGTATTACCGAAGGACGCAGTGCTCGAGAACACCAACCTGCGGGCGCTCAAGTGGCTGATCTATGGGCCGCCGGGAACGGGCAAGTCGACGTTCTTTAACCAGGCGGACAAGGTCCTCTTCCTGAGCACGGACGGCGGCACGAAGTTCCTCAAGGCGATGGCCAGGCCGATCGACAGCTGGGCGACGTTCAAGAAGTACGTGAAGGCGTTGTCGCTCGAGCGGCCCGCGCACTACAACGCGGTCTGCCTCGACCTCGCCGACCACCTCGTGGCGATGTGCCAGAAGTACATCTGCGAGAAGCGCGGCATCGAGCACCAGGCGGACGAGCCGTATGGGAAGGCCTACGACCTCATCGAGCGTGAGTTCACCGCCGAGATACTCAAGCTGGTGGGGATCGGGAGGTATGGCCTCTTCTTCGTCTCGCACGCGCACGACAAGGAGCGCAAGACGCGCTTCTCCTCGATCACCAAGACAGAGCCAACCCTGAAGAACCCCGGCTGGAAGGTGCTGCAGCCCATGATGGACATCATCGCTTACCTGGGCTTCGACGCCACCAGCGGGACGGACGACCAGATGGGCAGAAGGATGTACTTCCAGCCCACCGAGTCTATGGAGGCCAAGGACAGGACGACCCTCCTGCCCGAGAGCCTCTACATACCCCACCCGACCGAGGCCAACGGCTTCGAGCTGGTGGAGAAGTACCTGCTCGAGGGCGGACGGCCCAAGAGCAAGCCTGCCGCCGAGAAGCCTGGCGTCAGGAAACTAATCCTCAAGAAAAAGAAATAAGAGCAAACATCCTGGCCGAGTAAGGGCATGGCCCCGCTTTCAAGGGACGGCCTCGCTTTGCCTAGGCAGGCACAACAGAGCTCAAAAAGGAGACATGCGCATGTCAGTCAACGCCAAGCAGAAGCGTGAGTTGCAGGAGATGTGGGAGAAGGCAGAAGAGGCGGGCGGGCCGGCGATTCCGGACGGCACCTACCAATTCAAGATCGCGAAGGCCGCGTTCGCCATGACGGGCAGCAACAAGCCCTGCTTCAAGATGACCCTCGAGGTCGTCGCCGGGCCGGACGAGCAGGTCGGGGAGTCGCTGGAGACCAACGACAACCTGGAGACCCGCGAGAACATGGGCTGGTTCAAGTCGAAGCTCGCCCGCATGAACATCAACGAGGTCGGCTTCGAGGACATCACCGAGGGGACGCTCGCCGAGCAGCTCGTCGGCCGCGTGTTCGAGGGGCAGGCCAAGACGAAGGGCGGGTTCCTGAACATCTACGTGAACCGCCTCATCTCCGACGGCGACGGCGAGGGCGCCGCGGCGGAGAAGGAAGAGGAGACCGAGGAGAAGGGCGAGGAGAAGGCGGAGGAGAAGTCCTCCGAGTTCGAGGAGGGCGACAAGGTCACGTGGGAGTTCAAGGGCGAGAAGCGCGAGGGCGAGTTCCTCGGCGTCTCCGAGGACGACGACACCCTGGCCCGCGTGAAGAAGGACGACGACACCGTCGCCCGCGTGCCCCTCGCGAAGCTGTCCAAGGCCGAGGCGGCCGAGGAAGCGGAAGAGGCCGAGGAAGAGGAGCAGGAGGAAGAGAAGGAGGAGGAAGACAAGGAGTTCGAGCTTCCCGAGGCCGACGACGTGGATGGCATGTCGGCGAAGGACGTCAAAGAGGCCTTGAAGGCCCTGGACTTCGACGCCTCGGAAATCAAGAACCCCCGTGGGGTCCTCAAGTCCTTCTGCACCCTGGCGCACGACAAGGGCGCGAAGATCGAGCTGGCCGAGGTCTCGCCTCTGGCCGCCGCGCTCGACGTCAAGCTGGACAAGAAGGCCTCGTTCAAGGACCAGCTGAAGTCGCTGGCCTCCGCGGTCCACAAGAAGTTGGGCTAACAGCCCGAAGACAGAAGGGCCCTTGGGCCGGGGGCTCCGCCACTGTGAGGGTGGCGTCCCCCGGCTCGAGGTGTCCCTCCTCTCAACCCTCACTGGGGAGGACCGCCGAGTGGAACAGATTCTGGAGCGCATAAAGAAGTCCATGGACGTGCAAGAGTTCTACAGAGACCTCTTGGAATGGGACGGCAAGAGCAACGTCGCTTGCCCGTGGCCCGAGAAGCACCGCGGCGGGAAGGACTCGCTGCCGTCGCTTAAGCTTTTTTCAGACACCGGCGGGGCCTTCTGCCACGGCTGCGGCTACAAGGCCACGTCCCCCGTGTACTTCTTCTCTGACTACAAAGAGGTCTCCAGGGAAGCCGCCGCCCGCATACTCTACTCGAACTGGGTGGAGCCCGTTATCCCTCCTGAAGAGTACAAGACCCCGCACAAAAAACTGCTTGAGAACACGTTTATCCTTGGCCGCTTGAAGGAGATGCGTGGCATAGAGCTGAAGACCGTCAAGGGCTTCAACCTCGGCTACCAGAACGGCCGACTGACGATCCCCATATTCAACGACCTGGGCATGTGCGTGAACCTGCGCAAGTATGACCTGCTGAAGACCGGCGGGCCGAAGATGCTCTCATACAAGGAGGGATACGGCTCGGCCAGGCTGTTCCCGTTGGAGAGCCTGAAGTTCGACACCGTCATTGTGGTAGAGGGCGAGATGGACGCGATCCTAGGGGCGCAACACGGGCTCAGCACAATAACCCCGTCCGGCGGCGCGACCACGTGGAAGCCGGAGTGGAACAAGCTGTTCAAAGGGAAAGACGTAGTAATCGTCCCGGACAACGACGGCCCCGGCATGAAAGGCGCGCAGAACAGGATGGCCGAACTGTCCAAGACAGCCAGGTCGTGCAGGATCGTCGAGCTGCCTAGGCTAAAGGAGCCAGGGGAGGACCTGACCGACTGGCTGCTGAAGTACGAGGGCTCGGCCGAGGAGCTGCTCCAGCTGGCGAAGGTCGAGAAGAAGGCCGGAGAGAAGCAGAGCCACGCGCGCAAGGAGACGGGCATGCTGCCTGGCCTGGCTTACGAGGCGACCGCTAGGTCCACCGACGAGGAGCGCCTGGTCGCCAGGTCGGAGGCTGTGTGGGACGCACTGGTAGACAACGGGGCCTTCTTCAAGAGCGAGGCCGGCGAGTGCTTCTACGCGCACGAGGAGTTCGGGGTGATGAAGATCACCAAGGACCCGGGACCGTTCATGCACTTCCTCGGCAGGATCAACCCCATATACAACAACGCGACGCAGGTCGGCAGGTTCATCCTGGAGAGGGTGAAGACCAACGCGGCCGTGGCCAGCGCCATGTCGAAGACGGGTTCCTGGAGCATGTACCACAAGGGCCTGCTCTACGTGCACGCTGGCAAGGACAAGCTGCTGAAGGTCTCTGAGGAGTCCTGCAAGCACATCAGGAACGCGGTCAACGACGAGAAGGTGCTGCTCAACCTGCCGGTGATCGGCATGGAGATACCCACGCTTCCAGCCAAGCCGGTCGCGGAGGGCCTGCAGCTGCTGCGCTCCCTGTTCATGGATAACCTGGCCATGTGCGAGGAGGACAGGTTCCTGCTCGTGTGCTGGCTGTCCGGCATGTTCTTCAGGGACCACATAAAGCCGAAGCCGATAGTGAGGCTACTGGCCAAGACGGCCTCGGCGAAGTCGACCGCCTCGAAGATGGCCAGCCTCCTATTCTACGGGCAGGAGATGCTGAACATCGCGGCTTCTACGATGGCGGCCTACTACGAGATGAGCTCCATGTACCCTATCATATTCATGGACAACCTGGAGACTAGGAACATGACCCCGCTGCTGGAGGACTTCCTGCTGATTGCTGCGACCGGCGGCGTGAAGTCGAAGCGGATGATGTCGTCGGACACGGGCATGATCCAATACCACGCGAACTGCCTGGTGCTGACCAATGGCATCGAGCCGTTCAACAAGCACGAGCTGATCGACAGGACCATGGAGCTGCAGCTCGATATAGAGCGTTGGGGCAATTCCAAGTTCCATGAGACAAAGATATTCCAAGGCCTGGCGGCCAATCGGAACAAGATACTCAGCGCTATCCTCTACATTATACACAAGCACGTCCTGCCCAGGGTCAGGAAGGGCGAGGTCGGCAGGATCATGGGGGCGTTCGGCGCGCACGGCAAGGAGAGGTTCAACGAGTACTTTGCCCTCATGGCCTTGATGCTTGACGCGTTCTGGGGTTACCTGCCGATAAAGGGGTACAAGTCCTCCAGGGACCTGACGGCGCACTGGTTGGAGAGTCAGACCAGGGCCGTGCACAGGCAGAACGAGGGGACGGACGAGGTCCTTTACTTCCTGGACACCTACGTATCGCGCTACAACCAGCTCGTCCTCATGGGCGCGCAGACGAGGGTGGGCACGGTCGACGGCAAGACGGTCATGAAGTTCAGCACGCGGGACCTGTTGTCCGACTTCCGCATCCTGGCTAAGTCGCTGGCGATCAGGTGCCCGTGGATAAACGACAGACAATTGGGGACGCGGCTGGTGGACTCGGCCGAGGTCCTCCGCAGGGCGGGGTGGAGCCATGTTGACCTTATAGTGTCCGGAAAGAAGAAGCACAAGTACTGGAAGGAGGGGAGCGGTGCCGAGAAAACCAAACCCTCATAAGAAGGGCATGAAGCTGGACGGCGGGAAGCCGGACGTGAGCCTGCTGCTGGACTTCGGCATGGCGCTGCGCGCCGTGGCCGCGGTGGGCACGTTCGGCAAGATGAAGTATACCAGGGGCGGCTGGCAGTTCGTCAAGGACGGCGAGAACAGGTACACCGCCGCACTTGGGCGCCACCTGCTAGAGGAAGCGTATGAGAGGGACGACGAGGAGTCGGGGCTCCCGCACGCCGCGCACGCGGCTTGGGACGCGCTGGCTAGGCTGGAGTTGATGCTCAGGAGGTGGAAGAAATGCAAGACCAAGGGCGCGTAACCCTTTTCGATTCGAAGTACGGCATGGCGCTGTCCAGGATTCTAGAGGCCCCACCGACGAAGAACGACAGGACGGGCAAGTGGGTGCGCGCGGTCAACGCGCTGTTCTTCCACACCCAGCCGTTTCAGTTCCCCATAGTCCACCTGCGGAACATCAGCCCGCTGTGGTCGTGCGTCGAGGCGGTCTGGTTCCTGTCCGGCGCGAAGTCCCCGGCGCTTATGAGGCAGCATGGCTTCGGCACCTGGGACAAGTTCGCGGACGAGGACGGGGTCGTGCGATCCGCCACGGGCTATCGCTGGAGGCATGCGCACGGCGTCGACCAGGTGCAGGGCGTCTTGGACAGGCTGATGAAGGACAAGACGAGCCGGCAGGCAGTTCTCATCTCGTGGCAGCCGGACACGGACCTGGTGAAGCCGGGGCCGAACGCCCCGTGTATCCTGACCTGGCACTTCCACATAATGGACGGCAGGCTGCACATGAACGTCCTCCAGCGCTCGGCGGACATGTACTTCGGTTTCCCTCATGACATACTCGGATTCAGGATAATACAGGAGCTGATGGCGTGCAAGCTGGGCGTGCGGCCTGGTGAGGTGGGTTACCTGATTTCCAACGCCCACCTCTACGAGGACCAGTGGGACCCGGCGGTGCAGATGGTCGCGCGGTCCATGGGGCAGGCCAGGATGGAGCTGGGAGACTTCTATCTCAAGCTGCTCCCGGACATGGTCATGGCCGCCATGGCCGGAGACAACGAGCTGTCCAAGAACCTGTTCCGCCAGGTCAACGAGTGGTACAAGCCGTGGCCCGCGATCACGGGCCCGAGGCTGGTCATATGAACGACAGGGCCTGGGTAAAGATGGTGGCGTGCATGTCCCTGGACGGGCGCATATCCACCGCGGAAGACTCTTCCCCGAACCAAGTGTCTAAAGGCGGATGGACCAGCGCCGAGGACAAGGAATTCTTCAATTCGGACCTCGCGGACGCGGGCATGCTCATAGTCGGGTCGCGAACGGCGAACCTAATGCCAAATCTTGGCAAGCCGGTAGCGGTGGTGTCCAGGGACCCAGGCATAAGGACGAAGCAGAAGGGGCAGGTTGGCGTCCTGCTGCCAAAGCCGGGCGAAATACTGAACTTCCTGGAGAACAACCATAAGACCAAGATGATGTTGTGCGGCGGCGCGGCGACCTACGGGCTCTTCCTGCAGCACGACCTGGTGGATCAGATAGTCATGACCATAGAGCCAGTCATACTACAGGTAGGCCCCCCGTTGGCAGTCAACGGCCTGTTTAACACGCAGGCTCGGATGAACAGATTCGAGCTGCTGCGCGTGAACACGCTGGGCTCAAGCGGTGCAGTGCGCGCTGTATACATGAGGAAACGACATGGATACGGTGACAAAAGAGAAGCGTAGCTGGATCATGTCCCGCATACGCTCGACCGGGACGAAGCCGGAGCTCCTCATGCGCGGGATGCTGCTCGACGCCGAGGAGGTCTTCACTGAGCACGCGAAGGAACTGCCGGGCCGGCCGGACTTCAAGGTGGCGTCAGCCCAGACCGCCATATTTGTGCACGGCTGCTTCTTCCACGGGTGCCCGACGCACTACAAGAGGCCGAAGTCGAACGTGGACTTCTGGGTCAGCAAGGTCCAGGCGAACATGCGCAGGGATGTCCGGGCGGTGAAGGCGCTGTGGAGGCGCGGCTGGCACGTCATAAGGGTGTGGGAGCATTCCATGCGGCCGAACCGCATAAAAAGCACTCGGAAAAGGCTCTTGAACCGCCTGCAGAGGAACCATAGTCTGAAGGGTTTCACAGGCCTCCGCACGCGACGCCGTCGCACGAATATAGCTGGAAACAATGCCTAGGAAACCATTCTCGTCGGGCAGGGTCGCCTTCGACTACGAGACCGAGGGCCTGGAGGTGTGGGTCGGGAAGGCGAAGCCGTTTCTACTGGGCCTTGAGGACGAGGACGGGAATGTCCTGCTTGCCAGGCCCGGGACGCCAGAGTGGAAGCGCGCGTGCGAAATCATGGCCAGCCCAGTAGAGAAGGTCGGGTGGAACGTGAAGTATGACCTGTCGGTATCCCGCAAGGAGGGGGTGAAGGTCGGCGGCCGCGTGCATGACGCCATGCTCATGTGCTACATGAACTATGAGTATGAGCAGGATCTCAAGCTGAAGGGCGTCGGCAAGAGGCACTTCGGCCGAGAGCCCCAGAACGAGGAGGCGGTAAAGGCATACCTGTCCGCGCTGCGCAGGAAGGCCAAGACCCCAGAGGCGAAGGAGAAGGTGAACTACTCCTGCTTGCCTAAAGAGATGGTCGAGCCGTATCTGGAAGAGGACCTCGACCTCACGCTCCTGGCGAACTGGAAATTCGGCCACGTAGTCAACGGCCCGCAAAAACGTGTGTACGACATAGAGCAGGAGCTGATACCCAACATCGTAGAGCTCGAACGGTGGGGCATAAACTTGGATTTAGACTATTGCAAGAGGATGCTCAGAGAGTTGGGGCCAAAGAAACTGGAACTGGAAAAGAAGCTGTATGACCTGGCCGGGGTGAAGTTCAATCAGGCGTCAACGGCCCAGCTAAGCAGTGTGCTCCAAAGCCTAGGGATTAAGACCGGCGAGGAGAACGCGCGGGGCCAGATGCCGACGGGCGCCGAAGAGCTCAGGCCATATGCCGACCACCCGTTTGTATCGACCCTGATGAACTGGCGCAGCATCCAGAAGATAGACAGCACGTACTTCCAGCCGTTCCTGGAGAAGAACAAGGACGGGAAGATTCACCCGCACTTCTGGCCCTTCGGCTCTGAGGAGGGCGGAATCAAAACAGGAAGGTTCTCCTGCACAGACCCGAACTTCCAGAACATTCCTGGAGGCGGGCGCGGCGGCAACGTGGAGATGAACAAGGACCCGGGGCTCGTGCGCAGGGCGGTGGTCCCGCGGCCTGGTTACGTCTTCCTCTTTGCGGACTACTCCCAGATAGAGTTCCGTATATTCGCCTGCCACGTCGGCGACCCAGGGATATTGGCGGACCTGCGCAGGGGTGTGGACTTCCACACGGCCAATGCCTATCGCCTGTTCGGGAAGAATTGCATGGACGGCAAGTCGAAGGACGAGATAAAGCGCATCCGCTTTCAGGCCAAGGAGCTTAACTTCTCTTTCATATTCGGGATGGGCGTAGCGAGGTGTGCCGCGCGGATGGGCGTGACGGTGGACAAGGCCAGGCAGCTCAAGGGCAAGTTCTTTAGCGAGGTGCCGCAGGCGAGGGACTTCCTCCTGAAGTCTCAGGCCGACCTGCTGAGGGACGGCTACGTAACGGACCAGTTTGGCAGGACGTATCATGTCCCGAAGGACCTCTGCTACAAGGCCGCCAACGTCCTGTGCCAGGGCCCGGCGGCTCTCGTCATGAAGCGCGGGATAAACAACACGTTCAAGAACCTGGTCGGGTTGGACGCGCATCCGTTCATAACCGTGCACGACGAGCTCGGCATCGAGGTCCGCAGGGACCAGGTATGGGACGCGAAGCATGCGCTGGTCGACGGGCTGGAGGACAACATAACGTTCCCAGTCAAGATCAGCGTGGACGTGTCCGTGACGGACAAGAGTTGGGCAGATAAGAAGGAATGGGCCGCCGAGGAGGAGAGATGGAAACCCAAAAGAAGGAGTATGTCGGTAAGCTAGCGCGCGAGGCGTTCAAGGAGGCGTTCGGGCTCCTGCAGGCCGCGGCGTTCAACACAGCAAGGGACAAGGGATGGTGGGACAAGGACCCGAACCATGCCGAGCAGATAGCCCTCATGCACTCCGAGTTGAGCGAGGCCCTCGAGTTCTTGCGACACGGCAATCCGCAGTCGGACCACATACCGGAATTTTCCGGCCTGGAGGAGGAACTAGCCGACGTCATAATCAGGATCATGTCCTACGCCGGCAAGACCGGCCTGAAAATCAGTGAGGCCGTCCTCGCGAAGATGGAGTTCAACGCGGGACGGCCCCACATGCACGGCGGCAAGGAGTTCTAGGGCCTACGCCGGAACGGCACCTTCCTCTTCAGCAGTGCCCTGAGCTGGTTGTACTCTCGCGGGTCGAGCGTGACAACGGACCTACCGCGGGACAGGCCGGAGGCGATCCTTGCGAGGCGCAGGAATGACGGGAGCCTGCGCTCCACGGCTCGCGTGTTGTACCTGAGCTTGGCCAGCATGCGCCCGTAGGTGTTCGCCCTCCTGATCTGGCCGGCGTAGAACGTCTGGTACATCTTGGTGACTAGAGCGCGCATGATGCGCACTTTATTCTCGACCCTGGTGAGCCGTTGTTCCAGTGATAGGTTCATTGGACCACCTGGAAACGTATCTTGGATGGGGCGGCCCCGCCTATCTTCAGCTTCTCCGCGTTGAACACGGTCAGTATGCGTGTGCCGTAGTCGAGCACCCAGACGGCGAAGTCGAGGCCGTCGGCGCTCTCCTTGGGTAGGTCGACGCACACGTCGTCCGCGCGGCACGCGAAGACGCTGATATACCTCGCTCTCGCAAACCGACTGTCTGCCCATTGGAATGGGTAGACGGGGCCGAGGGGCATCTCGAACTGGTCCGGAGTCAGGGGTATGTAGCGGGTCTCTGGCCGCGTGTCCTGGCCCCAGAGGTGCTCCCATTGCCTGCCACACCCGGAGAGCAGCATGGCCAGGAGGATGAACGTCGCTGTCTTCATTGGGCCACCTCTACGAGGCCCTCGTCGCCCACGACGGGCAGGTTCTCCGTCCCCTCGAACTTTCCAGTCGCCTCCTGCATCTTCCACTCCGCCATCTCCTTTTGATCCTCCATGGACGGGCAGACGACATAGGGCTCCACCTGGGTCTGGCCGTGCGCGTCCTGGTAGAGCGGGCACATCTCATATGTAGTGAACTTGTAGTTCATCGTCGGCTTCGGAGCCCTGTGGAACACACCGTATGCTCCCATCAAGCCCCACATCACGAATACGAATATTTGCATGATCAGCCTCCTATCGCTTTATTGAAGTTCAAATTCACCTTCTGCCCGGCCTCCGCACCACGCGAGTAGGATTCGTGGTAGTGCGCCGAGCCGCGCATTCGGGTGTTGCGGAATCGATAGTTCTGCTTCAGGTAGGTCTTCAGGTCGTTTTGCTTGACGACGACGAGCGCCTTGCCAGCGTCGACAGACCCGTTGAACGTCTCCTGCTCCTTCTGCTTGGCCTTCCAAATCTCCCCGGCCCTCTTGTAGAGGATGTCGGTGCACCCGGTCAGGAAGGACCTGCGCAGCGCCGGGGACATCTCGTTCTTCGAGATGCGCAGGAGCTCGCTCCGCAGAATCTTGTACACGGCCGCCGCGATACTGGAGTCGGACGTGGCGCCGACGAACACGACGCCGACGCCGGACTGCACGAAGAACTTGACTGGGAATAGCAGGTCGACCACATGGCCAAGCGTCCGCTCCCACGGCCAGATGTCCCGGCACGTGTAGCCGTAGGACTCAGAGAACGAGGTCGGCTTCACATGGCCGTCGTTCCCCATCTCGACCTCGGCCTGGCTGAGGCCATAGTCCTCCATGATCTTGGTCGCGATCTTCATCGCGATGGCGGCCTCGTTCTCGAAGGCGGCCTTGTTCGTGCCGAGGGCGAGGCACCTCTTCAGCTTGTCCAGGACGTTCGGCGGGACGTGCTCAATTCCCATGGCGGGTCTCCTTCACGTAGACTTTGCCGCTGACGCGCTTGGCCTTGTATTTCTCGAACCGGTTGGCGTCGTCTATACGGTTCAGCAGGTCCTTCTCGAAGGATTTGTCGACCGGGCGCTGGTGCGCGACCTCATCCATATACATCCAGCGCACGCCCATCAGGAAGGCCGTCGCCCAGAAGCGCTCGTCCTTATTGCTGTCCGGGTCGTTGTGCCCGAGGTCCTCGACCGGCCTGAGACCGACCGTGTCGGACTCGATGTCATCCAACGTGTCCCAGTCGCGCATGTCGTTGCCGTCGGCGGCGCAGGACTGGAGGTATCCGTAGAACCACTCGACCGCTTGTTGGAACTTAGTGTTCATGGTCACGCTCCTTTGTTGATGCGCTCGGCAATCTCGGCCGACACGACCTTGTTTACGGTCTGGACTAACACTTCCTCCATCACCCGGAAGTTCGACATTGCCTGTTCGAGGTGGTAACGCTTGCTCCTTAGGTCCTTGGCGTCCTTGGCGCGGGCGAACTCGGCAGAGGCCAGCTCGCAGTGCAGCGGGAACAGGTCTTCGAGTTGCATGGTCATGATAATTCTCCCTTTATTTCCAGTTTTTAGAAAGTTCTTGAACAGTCAAGTGCGGAAATCGAATGCAAGCCCTAACCTTATATTCGGCCATTTCAAATTTTCCGCAAGTCTCAGCCAGAGCCAAGGCAGTACGTTCAACGGGATCGGCGATTCCTTTGAACCCATCAAAACTTTCTTTGAAGTACTTGGCAATCTGGTTTTTCATGTTCATTCTCCTTAGCGGCAGAATCCGTTGTGCTTCACGTGCTTGATGAGCCTTTGCGCGTTGTTGATCCGGGCCAGCGCCTGGTACATCTTGACCCTGGTCTTGGCCGTCATGAAGTCCTTCTGTGCGGTGGCTAGTTTCTCCTGCTGGGCTTTTACAATCGCCTTTTCCATGCCGGTCAGGGTAATCATATTATTTCACGCACTCCTTACGAAGATCACCAAGATTGAAAATCCGCCGAGAATCGTCAGACATCTTGACCACTGCAACCGGCCAGCGCGAGTCCACAGGCTTGAAGATTTCCACCACTTTTCCTTTACGCCCAGTTTCGTTTTTCCGCCAACTTTTGATAACCGTCACTTTGTCACCGATTTGAACTTTGGTTTTCATGTTCGTTCCTCCGTGTCTTGCACTGTCTTACAATATAATTATACGCCGACTTGGACCAAAAGTGTGTAAATATCTTGTAACAAATTATGGGTGCTTGCGTGAACTGGAAGTTATACCGAACCTACTGGAGGTATAAATAGAAAGGCCCGGCCGATGAACTGGCCGGACCGGTTGAAACGATTGGAAGATTTACTTTACCAAAGGGCCGTGCTCGCCTTCAACATCACCTCGACGCCTCGCCAGCTCTTGGCCGCGTCGGGGTGCTTGGCCACCGCGAACCCGAAGTACAGGTCATTGTTGGATGTGTCGAAGAACCGCTGGGGCAGGCGGAACTGCGCGCCGGCGAACGGCACGGCGTGCGAGGTCCCGAGCTCGGCCGCTGCGCCGGCCGTCACCTGGAACTTCCGGCTCGGGGTCGTGTACAGCACGCTCTCGATGGCAGGGAAACCCTTGCCCTCGCGGAACGAATAGACCTCCGTGCCGTTGACGTTCTGCAGTGGGAGCAGGAGCGCGTGCCCCCCGCCAAACTCGAAGCGGATGGGGTCCGTCGCCGCCTCGGCCTTCACGCACAGGGTGGCCAGACCGATCATCGCGGCCACCAGGAGATAACCTCCGCCCTTTGGCTTCTTACCCTTCTTGAACAGTTTCATCTTGTCTCCTCCTGCATTCCTTGAATGCCTGGCCACCGAACCACTTCACGGCCAGGTAAATCGTCTCACGCTTCATCCTGCCCACGTTGCAGGACTCCATCGCCTCCAGTAGCAGGAGGTCGCACTCTGCCTTCGGCCTTTTCGTGTGCCTGTAGAGCCAGTCATGCAGCAGGGCCGCGCGCCAGTAGCTGCCGAATGGCGGGAACAGGTTCCATAGGAACTTCGGCACGCTGGCTCCGTCGGAGTCTGCTCCCTTGGGCACGACGATGCGCTCGTCCTTCTTCGTGTTGTATGGCAGGTCCTCGTCCAGCAGGACGTTGTGGCCGTCTGAGCTCGTGGTCTCCAGCGTCAGCTTCTCGAATCCCCACATGGTCAGTCTCCTTGGTAGTTGCCGGCGGACATCCTCGCAGAGACGTCGGCCAGGAAGGATTCCATCGGGAACGCCGGCCCGGGGTCCATGTGGTCCGACCGTTTGAACGCCTTGCTGACCTCGGCGTGCGTGGTAATACCGCGCCTGCCCTCGATTAACCCAGCCGCGTCCACGAAGAACGGCGAGATACTCCGCCGCACGCAGATGCCCGCCGTCAGGAACGCGGCCAGCTCGAGCATCTTCCTCGAGTACTGATCCTCCCAGTCGGCTCTCGTGGGCATGCCGGCCGTCGCGAGCTCGATCCCGATCCCGCGCTGGTTCGCGCCCGGCGCGTGCCACGCGATGTCCTCCTCCCTCACCGACTGGGTGATCGAGTCTCCGTCAACCGCGTAATGCCAGGAGGCCTTCCTGTCGTTTGTGGCGCAGAGCTTCATGAGCCACTCGGCCCTATCGAACAGCTCCGGCACCACTGCACTGTGCAGGACGACCAGCTCTATTTTCCTAGGCTCCGCCGGAGACGTGAAGAACTTGGCCTGCAGGAACGGTATTTCCATGGCGCTCCTCCTACTGCGCGTTTGACAGGTAGTGCTTGATCGCGCTGCGGATGTGATCCCAGAATGCCCATGAGCTGACACCGCCGACCGCGCCCGCGCCACCGCCTATCCAGGCCATAGCCTTGACCAAAGTGCGCACGCCTCCGACTGCCTCCTCGACGGGCTTGAGCCTCTTGTCCAAGTCGTCAAGTTGCTTGTCCCTCTTCTCGCTCATCGTCTTCGACCATTCAAGGTGATCCGACAGTTTCTGGTCTACGCGGGCCAGAAGCTTGAACCCGTCCCTCATGTCGCGCACGTCCTGGTCGTTCAACTCGGCCACGATTCGTTCCCCCTCATTTTTGGTCTGCAGGTGGAGGCAGCGACGTCTTCTCCGCCTGCGAAATCTCCATGTTAATCGCCTTTATGTCCTCGCCCGTTACGCCCTGCTTCCTGGCAATGCCGAGCATGGCAAGGGACATGCGCCGCACCGCGTCCGACTGCCCCGCCACGTGGTTCCGTACTTGCTCCGACGCTGCTCCCGCATGGTAGGATTCCTGCGAGACCTGCACGAGTAAATCCGGCAGCCAGCCGTCAACGCAGTCCCAGACCTCTTTCGGCGTCCCGGCGGGCCCGCCGATCATGAGAGTTACTGGGCGCCATTTAACGCATCGCGGCCTGCGGCCTTCCGAGTCCTGCCCCATTTCCTTGGTCCAGCCCTCTATGCATATACCCTTCATGAGCGGGCAGTATACGCCACCTTCTGGCCTCTTTTCGTGGTCGTGCATGAACATGTCACGGCCTCCTTTTGTTTTAGTAGGAATCCTTGGTGCAGAGAAGCACATCCAAGTACGCCAAAGTCACGTTGCTGAGCCCAGAGCCAGTCGCGCCTCCGTGAGAGTGCGAATCGGTCCCAGAGGTCGCACTGCTGGAGTAACTGTCCGTCATGATCGAAATTCCAAACCCGCTGCTTAGGCTTCCAGAGTCGACGAGCCTTCCCCCAGTACTCGTGAGGGCCCGTGCCGAGTCGTTTGCTATGCCACTATTCGTAGTCCCGATCGAGTGCGTGTGATTGAAGGTGTGCGTGTGGTCGTGCGCGACGACTGGATGCGTGTGCGCAAGGGCCAGTCCGGTCGATATGGCATTGGACCCTCCCGAGGCCGCCCCGGAATCGGAGACGATGCGGACGCCTTTGTCATTATGGGTTGTCAAACGGGTCCATGTCGTCGGTGCGGAGGCCTGGAAGAACAGGCATGCGCTGCTCTCTGGCAGAGTCCTGTACTTGATATGGGAGTCATTCTTCCCCATGTCGTTCAGGTCCTGGTAGGCCAGGAGGTTTGCGTCGCCGAAGAACGACGTGAGGTCCTGGTAGGCGAACGGCTCGGCCCCAGTCGCGTCTTTCGAGCACTGTATGACGTCCACATATGCAAGCACCGCATCGGATAGTGCGGATGTTAGGGTGTGCGTGTGATCGGATTCGGAGGAACTGGTGCCAGGCGTTTGGCTGTCCGTGCTGCCGTTCCAGAAGTTCTTGCTGGTGCTGGACCCGGGTATCGCCTGTTCAAGTACGCCCCCTTTCGAGTAGATGATCTGCCCGTTGTCGGAGGCCTGGGAAGCCGTGTTGACGACTGTGTCGTTGACATGGGTGTGCGCGCCGAAGCTGTGTGTGTGGGACCCCTGGGCCGTCATGGAGTGCGCGCTATGCGCGAGCGAGATTGTCGAGCTCATGGCTTGCGATCCTCCGGCCCCGCCCCCGGACCCAGAAACCACTCTGACCGCCTTGTCGTTCTGCGTGGTCAGCTTCGTCCAGCCCGTCGGTGCCGCCGCATTATAAAACAGGGACACAGTAGACGCGGGGGTCAAGCGCGCCTGGAGATAGGAATCGTTCCCGGTCATGTCGTTCAAGTCCTGGAACGTATCGTCCGCGCCGAGGTCGTCACCGTACCCAAAGGTCGTGGTCTTATCCATGTACCCGCTAGAGACGTCCTTCGTGCAATTGATCGCATCCACGTACGCCAACGTGATGTCGGAGAGCTGCGACCCTGTCGTCCCGCCGTGGTTGTGCGTGCCGGCGCTGGTGACGCTCGGGCTTGCGGACACGGTCGAAGAGATGAGCTGGGAGACGCTGCTGCTGCCGTCATCGTATTCACGGACCTCGCCACTCACCACCCCGTAGCCCTTGCTTCCGGCGCCGGAGCCGCTCGGGCTTTGGAACGTCGTGTTCAGGGAATGCGTGTGACCTGACGCGTGGGCGTGGTCCGCCTCCGTGCTTATGGAGTGCGTGTGCGCTAGGGTTATGGCGCTGGAGATGCCCTGCGTCCCAGCCGAGCCGCCGCCGCCGGCACTCGACACGACCCGGAGGATTCTGTCGTTGTACGTGGTGTCCTTGGTCCACCCTGTCGGGGCCGACGCCTGGTAGAACACGGCCTTCGTCCCGTCCTGCCAACCGTTATCCTTCAGGGCCGCGTCGTTCTCCGCGAGAGCGTCTAGGTTCTTCCACAAGAGCGGCTGCTTGTAGGAGAACGCCGCGGACATGTCTGTGTAGGCCATGGTCAGAACATCCTGTAATCGTCAGTGAGATAGCAGAACGTCTTGTCCGAGTCGGTTGCGGCCGCGAACGTGTCGGCCTGCGGGCTGATCCCGTCGCCCTCGTCGACGCGGCTGCCGAGGTATCCGTACTGGAGATCCAAGTCCCCATCGCGGCGCGCTTTGATGGCCACGGTCACCGGGCTCGAGTCGAACTTCTTTGTGATGGCCGAGACCTCGCAGTTCAACCTGTCGAAACCGTACTTGTCGTCGGTCACCTCAATCCGGTCCCCGATCTGAGCGATGATGCCGTCCGCGCCGGTCTCGAAGTCTATCACGAGCGGCGGGTCCTTGTACTTCACGATGAGCCTGTTCGCGAAGTCTTGGGCATGGACACCCGAGGGTGTGAACCATTTCAGGCTCTCCTCGAACGGGTAGACCGACTTGTACCTCACGATGCTGTTAGCATCCTGCGCCGAGTAGACGGCGTCGTAGTCCACATCCTGGTCAGAGAACTCCCAGGAGTCCTTGCCTTTGTAATGAACTGTGACGTTGTTGATGATTTCGGACACCGCCCTGTTATACCCCAGCTTCATGATCTTTTTGTCGTCGGCATATTCTCGCGCGCCGCCCAGGTAGACCGGCTGAAAACTCTGAATCTTGATCCTCCCGTCGCCGTTGGTATACAGCGCGCCGAGGAAGATCAGCAGGATACTTTGAAGAAAGTCGGTGCACTCCTCCGCGTAGGCCACGTACCCGGTCAGCGCATCCGCCGCCCCGAACTGCGCTGCCGCCGTGACGAAGGAGTCGTAATCCAGCTCCGGGTTGTCGCTGGAGAGCGTGCTATCCAACCCGATGACCATGTCTGACCAGGCCTCCTCCGAGCCCGTATCGAAATTATGCCCGGTCAACACGGCCCACAGGATCTTGACCGGGTTGACGGACTGCCACTCCGGGTACTGGCGGGTACTGAAGGTGAATGAATCCCCGGCGGCCCAGTCCACCAGTAATCCGGAGGTCAGGGTGAACTTTACCCCTCCTACCCCGTTCCCGGTGCTAAACTCCGTGCCACTCGTGGCTGTGCCGACGTTACCAGAGACCGACCCTACCACCGAGAACTGCGCGACGCCGTCCGCTCCGGGGGTCGTGCAAGTCAGGGTCCAATCCTCATCCACCGTCTTGAACGGCTTCGTCGCGATGGCTGAGCAGGTCCCATCCCCGACATTGGACGTGCCGGCAACAGGCACCTCGCTGGCCGGCCTGTTGTGCATTTTCTGGTCCAGCACGGACCGCATCAGGTCGCGGCACCTGAACGTGACTTTTGACTCGTCGTCATGGGCGATCAGCTCGTCGATGTACCCGACTTGCTGGATCTTGTATACTACGCTGCCGTCCGACAGCTGAAACCCGGCCCATACCCTGATCCTTGCGCCATGATACTGGATTCCAAATAGTAACCCTCCGGCCTTGTATTCCGAGAAATTGTCATCGTGGTTTTTCAAGACGATGTCGAAGTCGCCGGCCTGAATCTCGTCCGGCGCACGCTCCTTGACTCGTTCAACCTCGCCGCCAGCCTCGTAATATTCAGAAATATCCGTGGCCACGCCGGAGGTGTCAATGAACTCAATCTTAAAACGCGGTTTCGTATCGAGTAGCTTCTCAATCTCAGTGAAGAACGATTCGGTCGCGTCCGCGTTGAACTGCTTTTTATTGAACTGGAAGGTATTGAATTGGGCCATGAGGCGCCTCCTTTTACGGCTTGTGGACGCTCTCGCCGGCCACGATAGGGTTCGGCCCTACCGGCTTGTCTATCGCCCCCGCGAATTGCGGGAGAGACTTTAACCAAGCATATGCATCCGCCTCGACCGCGGAGGGATGCGCCTTCATGAGTTCGCGCAGGTCTGGGAAAATGAAAGAGAAGTTGTCGAGCGGGGCGAGGCCGGACTTAAAAGCTTCCTCCGAGACGAATACGCGCCCAAACACCTGGATGAGATTATCCACGAGCCTTATATTGATCAAGTCGATAACATGGAAGGCCGGAACTGTTTTCCCATCGTACTTGTTTAAGATATTAATCTCTAAGCCCATAAATCAATCCTCCTTATGATTTGATGATGAAGTTGATCCCAAGACTTTGGGGTTCCGTAGTGTGCCCTGTTCTCGGCGTTCCATTCGTTCCGTCCGTGAGCGGTGCAGACGTGGTTCCGAGAGTATCCTGGTTCCCGGAGGTATCCCATAATGGCTTGTCGGAACCCCCACTGGCCGTATTCCGGTCCGTTCTTCGCGGGACGCTGTGATAGTGTCCTTGGAATTTATCTGTGGAGTAGGTGCCCAACGTCCCGGCATAGGCATTTCCGCTGGCGTCTACACCCGCCGCCCTTGTCGTCGTCCCTGATCCTTTTGGGAAGACGCCGCGAAAGTCCGGGAGGTTGAATGTTGTCGATCCGTCACCAGTCCCGAACGTCGTTCCTATAGCGGTGTAGAGTGTTGCGTCTGTGGTCCTGGACTTCGTCGACCCGTCGCAGATATACCATCCACTGGGAGCCGTTGAGGACGCGAACATGATAATCGCGCCTGCTGGAGTGGCCGTGATCGCGCTGATCTGGGTTTGGATTGCGGACGTCACACCGCTCAAGTATCCCAGTTCGGTCGTGGTCACGACACTTGATTCCAGCGCCTTAGATCCATTCGTTTGCACGGCCCGGCTCGCCGTCAGGCCGGAGAATGTCGCGCCTGCAAAGGTCGGGGAATCCCCTGTCTGGACGTTCTGGTTCATCGCATAGAGCTCATTGGCCCCCTGCCCCGTATCCAGGGTCGACCCGGTCAGGGCGCCGGTCACCGACAGGGACCCTGCTACCGTGCCCGAGCCAGTATCCACCAGCCCCGCCACGGTTAGGGTCGTTCCATTGTGCGTGAAGCCAGAGAAGTCCTGCAGCAATCCCCCGGTCCCTGCGGTCACCACCCTCCCACTGGTCAGGGACGATGCCGTCAGGCTCGATGCCGTATGCGCCCCGGAGGCCAGTGTGCCAGTCACAGTCGAGTTGCCCGCCGTGGTTGCGTTGCCCGTGTTGACCAGACCGGCCACGGTCAGCGTGGTGCCGTTATGTGTAAACCCGGAGAAGTCGCCGAGTAACCCCGCGGAGCCTGCCACTGGGACGCGTCCGCTCGTCAGGCCGGAGTCCGTAACGCTCGTGAAGGTCCCGGCGCCGGCGGACAAGGACCCGTTCATGGTCACGTTGCCGGAGGTGTTGACTGCCAGAGCCTTCGGCGATCCCGTCGTACTTGTGCTCACGGCCAGCGGTCCGTTCGTTCCGTTATCCCATATGTCCATGTGGTATGCCGGGGTAGACGTCCCGAGGCCGACCATGTCCGGGGTGCTGGAGGTCGTGATGTGTACCTGGTCGCCCTGTAGAAGGTATTGACTGATGGCCACCAGTTCGTTCTTCAGTAGGTTGTGGTGCGCGGCCACTATGAACGCGTAGGCCGGGGTCCCGTTTGTGTGGGATACTGCCGTCGTGCCGTCTGCCCCTCGCGTGCATCCGGTGAAAGAGGTTGCGGTTTTCCCAGTGCAGAGGATGGCCTCCTCATCCAGGGTCACATATCCGACCGTCGCGAAGCATGAGGTATCTGACACGCTGAGCGACGTCGCGCCGCTCGTCACACTCGCCGTTAGGATCGTCCCGCAGTTGTTCTTGGCGTTCAACAGGGTACTGTCCGAGCTGACCGTGCTCGGAAAGTCCGCACCCCGTGTTATGCCCGCGAATCCGAGGGCCAGGGCGGCCACTATGATAAGTTTCTTGAAGTTCATCTCAGACCTCCTCAAATGTCAGCTCGCCTATGAACAAATCTTCGCGCCCCGCGGCAAGCATGCTCATCTCGGGGTCCTCGGAGAATACGACCTTCCATATGTGCGGAACATAGTCCACGCCGTTGTACTTGTACACGGCCAGGAAGAACGTCTTAATTTCCAGGTTGAACCTCTTCAAGGCACGCATCTGCTCGTGCGTCATGAATAGGGTCTCCGCGAACTGCAGGGTGATCCTCGCCTTGCTGTTGTACCACTCCGTCAACATGTTGCCTCGGCGGTTGCGGTCTTTCACCCGGTAAAGCTGCTCGTCCACTATCTTGTCCATGGGGTAGTCCACGAACGTGTACATGTCCGTCACGGAGTCCGGGTCGAACATCACCCATTTCCCCTGGGCCGGAGTGATGTCGGCCGCTCCGGCGGTGTTGAGCCAGTAGTTCCCGACCTCGGACCATTCGGACCATGTCGTGCCCGCGTCGGTCGAATATCTCCAGCGCCAAAACCTCTTGGCGTCGTCCAACCCAGAGTCCGTGAAGGACTTGTCCGAGGTCGCGAGGGCGCTATCGTTGACTAGCAGGGAGCCAGAGAAGTCCGGCTCCGTGCCTACTTGGAGGTGATAGAGGTTCGCCCCGGACACGCTGTTCCAGTCCAAGGCTATGCTCGTGTCGTTCGCGAATACCGAGTTTGTCGAGGCCATCTATGCCTGCCCCCTGCGCCGGTTGAACTCGCTCACCGGACGTATTTCCGTGTACCTGTGTATCTCCGGGATCACGGCCTCCCGGATCATCCTCTGCATTTTCGACTTGCTACCCTCGATGAAGTGCCCGGATATGTTGAATTGCAGCGTCACCCCGCCGCGCGTGCCTGCCAGCGCCTTGCCCAGTAACTTGGTTGTCCGCGGGTCCTCGAGCGGGATCACCGCCTCGGCCTGCCCGGCCTCGCCTATGACCGCCGACGTGCCGCCGCTCCGCGGCTCTACCACCCCGCCGCGGGCCAGCTTCACCCCGACTATCCTGGAGACATTCGCTATGCCCGCCGCAGTGACCGCAGCCGCAAGCCCGAAGTTGAAAGGCGGGGGCGCGCTGGCCAGGGCCTTGTTGGCCGCCTGGAAGGTGTCAATCGTGGCCACAGACACGGCCGAGGCCTTGCCAATCCCGGCCAGCACCTTATTCTTCTCCTGCGCCAGGGAGGATATGAAGTTCAAGGTGGACTGGAAATTCTGCGCCCGCTCCGTATTCCGGCGCTTTGTCTCCTTGAGCTCATCTTCCGCCGCCTTCGAGTTGGCATTGCGGACCGTCTGCTCCTTGAGGAGCTTCGCGTCATTGAACTTGCCATGTTCCTCCAGCTGCTTGAGGTGCGATGCTAGCTCCACCTGCTCCGTCTCATCCAGATATGCAGTGAGCAGCGCGGTGTCCTGCTCATTGAATGTCATCCGTAGCATAATCATGCGGGAGGCGTAGGTCATCTGCTTCCCGAGCATCTGTGCGGTCTTGGCGTCTAGCTTGGCTAGCTGATTCGCGTTCTTCTTATCCTCCGCGGCCTGCTCCTCGGCGTTTAGTCGCGCGATCTGCTTCACCCTGCTCTTGACGGACTCGACCTTCTTCTCGTTCGTCTTCTCCTCGGCCGCCAGCATCTGCCGCTCGCGCGCCATGGACCTGCCGATTAGGTTTAGCCTTTTCTGCTCCGCGTCCGTCAGGGACAGCACCCCGTTGCGGTAGCTTCCGCGCTCCTTGGCGCCCTGGATGATGAGCTGCTGCTCGCGCTTCAAGCCCTCTATGGTCAGTTCGCGCCCGCGCGCCTCCTTCTCCCCGGCCCCGGTCAGCCTGTCCATCGCTGCGATGAGGGTGTCCGCCTTCTGCGCCCAGAAGTCGAAAGCAGGCAAGAGGAACTTGCCTATCTTCTCCTGGATGTCGTTGATCCGGTTGGCGAAGTTCTCCATTTTGCCATTGATGTTGGCCAGGTCGTTCTGCGCCGCCCCGCCGAACCGCGTATTGACCTGCTGGAGGACCTTCTCGAACGCCTGGGCCTTCGGCACGTTGTCGCCGATGATGATCCCGTATCTGGCCAGTGTCCCGGTCTCGCCCTCGGCCGCCTTGCCGAGCATGAGGGTCGCTGTCCGGAGGTCTATGCCGAGGCCTTTTGACAGGTCTAGTGCGGCCCGCGTGGTGGACTTCAGCTCCTCGCCGGCGAGGCCGAAGTTAGCCAGCATTGCCTCGGTTTCGACGATCGCCTCGTCTGAGAACGTGGTCACCTTCTGCAGGGAGGTGGCATAGTCCTGTAACTGCTTGGAGGTGGTCTTGACCTCCTGCCCGTTATTCTTAAGGGCCAGCTCCAGCTTCGACACTGCGGCCTGGCTGTCGCCGAAGGCCTTCAGGCTGTCCATGCCAAACTTGAGCACGGCCATCCCGGCGGTCTTCACGGCGTCGGCGATGAGGGCGCCCTTCGCGACCGTGCCGGCCCCGAACTCGGACACCTTCTTGTTCGACTCCTCCAGACCCTTCTTGAGGTCGGTGAGGTCGGCCCTGATGGATACTAGGAGTTCGCCTACGTCAATCGCCATCTTTCCTCCGCTTTACTTTTCCCTTTTTGACCGGCAGCCCCAGGCTCTGGGCGGGCTGCTCCTTCGGCTTGCTCTCCGCCCAGCCCACAACCACGTCGTTCGGCGGGCGCCTCTCTATCTGCTTCTTCAGGGCCATGAGCTGCGGCCACGTCAGCTCGTCCACCTCGCGCAGCGTCCACTTGTAGGCCGTGAAGAACAGGTGCAGGATGCCAGCAAAGCCTACTTCGTCTGCGCCTCCGGCTTGGCCGTCGGCGTCCCGGCCTTCCGGAGATAGGATAAAAAATCACCCACCCCGTTCACCTTCGCCGCCTCGGTCAGGCAGTGCTGCGCAAGCGGCACGGACACGTGCTCGTCGAACCACTCCGGCGGAAGGTCCGGCCTGGAAAATATGATGGGCGCGATCTTGCAGAACTCGGCCATGATGATGGTCGGCACGTCCTCTATGATCCCCATGGGGTTCTGCTCGGCTGCCGTCTGCGCCAGGGCGAACGCCCCGCGCGCGAGGCTGATCGCCTCCCGGAACTTCTTGAACGGCAGCGGTGACAGCACCAGCTCTTGATCGTGTATTTTCACGGTGATGGACTCCGTCACGAACGGGTCCTTGACAGGCTCTCCCATTTTAGAGGCCCTCCTTTTTGGTCTTGCAGTAGAACAGAAAGTACGAGTCGCCCGGGTTCGGGTTGTCCTCTGCGTGCACCATCCTGAAGTGCGCGAGCGACGTGACGTGCTGGACGATATCCTCGATGGTCCGGTTCTCGTAGTACGGATTCTCGCCCGGGGCCACGCCCACTTCGTGAGGAGGCCTGCCGGTTCCGGCCATCGTCAGCACAATGTGGCCGCCCGGTCGGAGCAGCTCGACCGCGCGCTGGAGGGTTTCCCTCCACTTCGGGTCGTGCTCCAGCATCTCGGTGGACACCACGCAGTCGAAGTACTCGTCGTGCCGGCCACGGTACTCGTGGGCCATGCTGACCTCGTCGACGCCCTTGCCCTCGCGCCAGTCCACCCCGACGTAGTCCTGCGGGGCCCAGAAGAATTCTCTGGGCGAGCCATTCATGTCCAGACTGCCGAGCTCGAGCACGCGCTTGGCCTTGAACACGTCCCAATACTGCTGCTTCATCCGCTCCAGGAAGTCCAGCGCCTGCCTATGCACGGCGCACCTCCTCCGCGACCTTCGGGTGCTTCTCGAAGAACCGCCGCTCGTTCGTGCGCATGGCCACGTCGTGCTCCGGGGACCTGCGGAACGCTTTGTGGAAGTGCCACACCAGCACGCGCTCGTCGACCAGCAGCTTCCACCCGAGGTCCAGCAGTCGCTGCGACAGGTCCCAGTCCTCGAACCCGCCGCCGGCAAAGGACTCGTCGAACCCGCCGGACTGCTCGAACGCGGCCTTGCGGACCATCATGCAGAAGCCGGACAGCCGGCGCACCTGCATCAGCCGCTCCCCGCGCTTGCCCTGCAGGGTCTGCTCCGGGTTGCCGACCTGGGACACGGGCCCGATCGCGCCGGCCTCCTTGACCTGGAGCATGCGCTCCACCAGCAGCCCCAGCCAGTCCGGCTCGACGATGGTGTCCGCGTTCAGGACGAGCCCGAACTGCGCCCCCCTGGAGAACACGTTCCGGAGGCCGAGGTTGGCCTGGGCCGCGAAGTTGAACGGCTCGTCGTAGCGCAGGACGTCCGTCGGGTGATTCTGCTCGAATGACCGTATGAACTTCTTGGTCTTCAGCCCACTCATGTTGTCCACGATGGTCAGCATGTACGGGTGCGGCGTGAAGTATAGCACGGAGTACAGGCTCAGCTTCAGGAACTTCAGGCCGTCGCGGACGGGGATTACGATCCCGACCGTGTTGGCCGGCGGCTCCCCCTTACAGGGAGGAGTAGAATGCGGCCAGTCGTTGTCCGATAACTCGATCACTCCAGACCTCCTCCATGAATTTGCGGGACGCCTTGCCGGCCGCATGCCGGTACGCCTCGTCGCTGAACAGGAGGTCCAGCTTCTCCTCGATCTGCTGCTGGTCCCTCGCCACGACCCACGGCAGGTCCTGCGGGGTGATCCCGAAGAACGACGCGATCGAGCAGATGGTGTAGTCGGACAGGCCGGCGATGACGGGCTTGCCCATGCTCAGGCCCTCTAGGCTGGAAAGCCCGTAATACCCCTCGATGTGGTCGAACACCACCGAGGAGATGCGCTTGCGCCGGAGTGCGAAGTGCTGGGGCAGGTTCCAGGCCTTGTCGTACGCCACGGGGTGCTTCTTTGCCACGTTCCGCACGGCCTGCTCGATCACGTGGCAGTTCTTCAGGACCGCGTGCGTGGGCGTCTGCGAGACCAGGTACCGCGCAACGCCGTCTGAGCCGAGGATCGGCGCGTCCACCGGCCTGGGCAGGTAGGTCACGTCGTTCACCGGCACGCAGTTCGGGAAGTACTGGACGCCGTCGTAATGCGGCTTGTACATCTCCTCCAGGTCCGGCGTCGAGCAAAGCACCCTCCCGCCGAGGGCCTTGTAGTTGGCCGCGTTCTCCTCCACGTTGCCCCTCTCGTAGGGGTGGCCGTGGATGTGGTAGACCACTTTCTTCTGCGGGAACTGCTTGAGGAGCTCCGCGATGCTCAGCTTGCGGACTACGCCGAGCTTGGGCATGTCGACCTCTAGCTCGAACTCGTTGTCCACCTTGTGCAGGTGGATGACGTCCGCCTGCTCCAGGAGGGCGAACATCTCGTCGCCCCCGTCCATGATCCAGTGTAGGTCGGCCGGGAAGTCGTACTCCTCGATCCTGTTCGTGGTGATGAGCCTCGCGCGGTGCGGCGTGTGCCGGTTGACCGCGTTCACGAAGTTGATGACCGAGCCGGCGGGGTCGGTCGTGGTCACGTGTACGATGTTCATTTCCGCCCCCTGTTCTTCGTGAACCCGACGGCCTTGAGGAACAGGCCCTCCTTCTCGACCCGCTCGATCTGGAACCAGACCCCGTTGAGCGGCACGAGCTGCCCGGGGTTGAACACCAGCTTCTCCTTCTTCTGCGCCGCGGCCACGCTCTCGATGGGCGGCGGCGTCTCCTTGATCGCTTCCATGTGTCTCCTCCTAAGCGCCTTTGGCGTCTTTTGCTCTCGGCAGTAGCCGAGGCAGGTGCAGAATCGTGGCCTCTCCTGGCTCAATGGGGCGCGCCGCGAACTCCGTGACCGCGTCCCCTATCGTCATGCCGCGGACCCCGGAGGCCTTCAGTATCCCGTCCGGCGCGCAGTCTACTACGTCGACGTTGCCTAGGGAGCCTATGATCCCGAGGGCCATCTTGCGGTACTGGTCGAGTGGGTCGTCCACCAGGAACGCCCGCTCCTTGACCTTGACCTCGAACGTGTGCGCGAGCCTGTCGTCGTTGTCGTAGAGGACCTTGTTCTCCTTCTCGACCCAGCCCGCTGGTAGGCCGGCCTGCTCGTCGGCCTCGCGCCAGGCGTGGTCCCTGCAGCGGTACTTGAACCCGTCGCCGACCTTCTGGTAGCACAGGTCCATGCCGGAGAGGATGATGTGGCGCGCTCCCATCTGGTAGGCCACGAGGATCGCCGAGTTGCCGACGGTCCCGTGGTTGGACATGGGCTGGAACTCCGGGTAGATGTTCGGCAGCACCGCGTCCATGAAGTCGACCCCGAAGTGCTGCATGTTGAAGTAGAGCTTCGGGCCGAGCCAGGCCGATAGCATGTCCGGGTGCGCGCACGAGTTGGCGAGCAGCGGGATGTCCCACGTCAGGCTGTTGAGCCCGTCGAAGAGGGTGTGCTGCTTCTGCTTGCAGTCGAAGTTTACGGCCAGGTGCGGCTTCACGCCAGCGGCCAGGAGGGGTCGAACCGCCGCGTCGGTGGCGACGATGATGAGGTTGGACTGGGCCTTGCGCAGGGTCTCGAGGTCCCCGTCGAGCGACGGCCCGATGCCGCACACGACCACGGGCAGACCCTTCGCGGAGGCCCTCAGCCAGCCCATGCTCGGCGCGCCGGAGATGTCCTTGAAGTTCATCGCCGCCTGCCTGGCCCACTGCGGCAGCCAGAACGTTAGGACCCTCTCGTTGAACTTGCTCGTCTTGCGCTGGTTGTCTTTGAACGTGCGGATGCCCTTGCTGACGGGCAGGCCCGCGTCCTTCAAGTCCTTCAGCTGCTCTTCCACTAGTGACTTCTGGGTGGGCTCTGACATTGGCTCCATCCTCCCTTTCCGCCCTCGCGGGTCGGCGTCTCGGTTTATCTTTCCGGCTTACGACGCGGCCGTGGGGTCTTCCTCGATGATTTCTCCGAGGTTGCGCCCCTCCGGCTTGGTCAGGTCCGCGAGCGCCTTGAACTCGGCCTCGTGCAGGGTGTAGTTTCCGCTGGACTTCTCGGCGAAGACCAGGGTCAGGTCGCCCATGAACATGGCCTTGTACATCGTCACCTGGACCAGCTTGCCGTTGGACAGCTTGTGGACGAAGTTCACCTCGAAGGTGTTGACCTTCGTCTTCTCGCCGCCGAACCGGACGCCGTTGGCCGCGGAGTCGCTGAAGTCGTACTCCACGATCACGAACTGCCCGGACGTCACGGCGCCGCCCGTCTTGCGGGCGATCGTGGTGGACGTGGCCGAGTAGTCGGTGCCGGATGCGTAGTTGGTCGCACGGTCCAGCTTCGCCACCTTCATCGTGCCCGCGACGGCCGTCTCGGCCAGGGTCACGTTGGTGGTGCCGGACAGCTGGAGGATTTCCTGCTTGCGAAGGGTCATGGAGCCCGACAGGATGGACTCGTTGATGCCCATGGCCCGGCGAAGCTGCGACACCTTGAAGTCGCAAATCTTCGCCTTCATCGTGAACTCCTCGGCCGTCCGCTCGCCCTTCACGTCGACGATCGAGTTGCCCGGCCGCTGGTATGCGTAGGTCGGGTTGTACTTGACCTCGACGCTGTCCTTCACCTGGCCGACTAAAATGTCGTCGATGTAGAGGTCGCCGGGCCCGAGGAGCAGTCGCTTCGGTTCCGCGTATCCGATTCCCATTTTGTTATTCCTCCTCCTGGATTTTAGACCGGCGCCTGCGCCGACCTTACAACCGACAGCCGGAAGCGGGCCCTCTTCAGCCCGACCTGCAGCCGCTCGTCGAACTCGTCCGGCCCCTCCCACTCCCACACGCACGACTTGATGCCGGCGTCGCTCGGGGTGGGGAACCGGTAGTTCTGCAGGAGGGAGTAAATCCTCTCCTTGACCTTCTCGTACTGCTTGTGGTATATGTTGAAGACGTACAGTTCGTCCTGCACCGCCACGTTCAGGCCGTTGATGTCGCCCGGCACGCTCGTGACGTGCATGTATGTCACGCACTGCGTCTTAGGCTGGATGGCCTCTAGGGCGTGGTAAATCCTGGCGTCCCCGCCAGACGCCCCCAGCAGGTTCGCGAGGGTCGTGTCAGCGGCTAGCCTTGCGACGATCGCCTCTTCCACAGTAAGCATGTCAGCGCTCCCCCGCCAGCTTGGCCAGCCTGTTCCGGAACTCCTGCCCGTGCGCAGCGATCGCCGGGACCATGAACGGGTAGTGCGCCTCGACGAAGCTGGCGTACGGCATGCGCGCCTCGACGACCCCGCGGACCACGCTCTCGGTGATGTACACCTTGCCAGGCTGGATGCTCTCCTCCAGGCCGCCCGTCTGCGTCTCGAACCTGCTTCGCCCGTGCGCGCCCTTGCCGTGGCCCGCCCGCGCGTGGTCGACCACCTTGGACTGGATAATCTCCACCTGCGTGGCTATCTTCGCCACGAATGCGGCCTTCCAGTTGGTCATGTTCTTGACCAGCTGCTCCCGTCCCAGGACGCTCGCGCCGTCGCTCATGACCTCTTCACCCTCCTGAGCTGGATGGTGTTGTGCGTCGGGTCCTCCTGGAGGTCCAGGACGTCGTACTCGTAGGACTCGCCCGACGGCAGCAGCTTGTCCGAGGCCTTCACCAGGAGGGTCTTCCTGGCTATGGCCAGGTGCGTGGTCTCGTCGTTGATGCCGTAGTCGTCCCGCTTGAACCTGCCCTGCTGGCTGTCCATGACCGGCTGAATCCAGACCGTCCCGGAGAGGACGTTGACGAACGAGCCGGAGAACCTCTTGCTCGCCGTCATGGTGCCGCTCAGCCTGGAGACTATCGTGCGCTTTCCCCAGTCCTGTATGAGGCCGGATATGTCGGCCTTCATGCCGGGCAGGTTGTGGCTCACGGGTTCTCGTCCACGAACGTCCCGAGGTTCTCGCCGAACGCGGAGAAGTCCGTCTGCACGACCTCCCACGACTCGTACGGCTTCTCGGCCATGCGCTTGATGACGTGCTCGCGCATCTTCATGAGCTGCTCGAACTTCTGGTTCGCCGACACGCGGACGTTGCCGACCTGGTAGTCCACCTCCTGGCTGGTGATCAGCGCGGAGATGCGCGCGTCGATCGTGCTCAGGAGCCCGGAGTAGTATACCTGCGTGTCCGCCATGGCGCCCTCCCTACTTCGTCTGCAGCCTGTCGACGTTCAGCGGGCCGGTCGACACCGCGAGGCCGTACAGCGGCCCCTGGTAGAACGACGTGGGCCCGTCCAGCGCGAACCACTTGTCCCCGGCGTGCACACGGAAGGTCCCGGTGGTCAGGGACGTCGAGTAGTCCGACGCGCTCGACGAGGTCCCGACCAGGATCGCGTCCGCGGAGGCCGCGGTCTGGGTCCCGTCGATCGGGTTGACCTTGATCTTAGTGCCCTTGGCCGAGCGGTTGGCCGCGAAGAGCAGGGTGGGAGTCGACGTCGACACCTGGACCCGGGCCCCCGTGCCGATGGACACCGCGTCGTCCGCGCGCAGCACGGCCGGCGCCCAAACGGGCCCGAGCAGCGCCAGCAGGAGGATGAGCTTCTTCATGGCCTGCCTCCTAATTGGCGAGCAGCGCGCTGATCTGGTACCACTTGTTCCCGTCCGTCGCCACGATGAGGGCGTCGTTGGCCGTGACGGTGATGTCGCCCGCGGCCGCGGACACGAACAGCGCGTTGTTGTCCAGGACGATGTTGTTGGACCCCACGTTGACCAGGAGCATGATGCACCCGGCGTTCGAGGAGCTGGGAGCCGTGAACGTGTTCGTGGTGTTGGTCGTGACGCTGCCGGCGGAGCTGATGCGCTTGATCCCGCCGCACGCGTCGGCCGTGATGGTGGCCGCCGCGGTGATGGTCTCGGTCGCCGGGACCACCGCGTAGGTGGTGGAGCTGAACGTGACGGGCGCGGCGAACGTCTGCGCGCCGGTCTGCGTGGTCGCCCCGGTCACGGCGAGCGTCCCGGACACGGTGGCGTTGCCGGTGATGGCGACGGTCGTGGCGGTCAGCGTGGTGGTCGCGCCGGTGGTGATGCGGGTCGTCCCGCCGCTGTCCAGGATGTCGTTTCCGGCCAGCTTGAGGTCGTCCACCTGCACGTCCCCGGGGAACACCGTTGAGACGGCCGCGTTGTACGCGCGGACGCCGACGGCGGACCGGTCGAACAGGAAGAGAGCCATGGCCAGAGCCAGGCCCCCGAGCAGGAACTTGTTCGTCTTGAATTTCATCTGTCTGTCCTCCTTGGTCGTTTCCCTCCTGCGGCAGCAGCCGGACATCGACCGCACCCGCAGGAGGGTGTTCTTGCCCGATCCTAGGGGATCAGACGCCGTTGTTCTGGATGACGTACTTGTTGTCCAGCGCGCCGACGCCACCGTAGAAGCTGATCTTGGTGGAGACCACGACGTCCCGGAAGAACCCGTCGTCGCTGTCCTGACCCAGGCGGTAGTACGTCTCGACGGGCCAGACCTCGAACCACACGAACTGGCGGTTGAACGCGCCGTGGTGCCACCGGGTGGTGACGGTCTGGTACGGGTTGAGCACGATGTCGAACGCGTTCTGCGCGTAGTTCTTGTCGTTGCCCAGGGCCGTGCCGGTCGGGCCGTACTCGTTGTTCTTCAGCTTCCAGGCCTTCGCCTTGAGGGCGGGAGGGACCATGACGATCGGCCGGTCCCCGAGGACCCAGATGGGCTTGCTCTGCTCGTCGGTGAACGACATGAGGGCGAGGTCCGACGCCTCGTAGCCCGTGGTGCCGAGCGCGCTGTCCGTGCCCGTCTTCAGGTTGGAGCCGGTGTACAGGGTCCCCCTGTTGTAGACGGTGGAGTTCTTGTCGATCACGCCCTCCAGGATGAGCTGGGAGCGGTACCGCGCGCCCTCGAGGCCGATGTCCTTGGCCTTCTGCACGAGCTTCTGGGTCTTGTCGAACTTGATCGCGTCGCGGGTGAGAGACATCACGCCGCCGTGCTTGTTGTTGTCCGTCAGCACGACCTTCTCGTCCGGCGCCTCGATTTCCTCGTAGTTCCCGAGCTCCTTGACCGGTCGGATCGCACCGGTCGCGGTCCAGCCCGCGCTCAGCTCCACCTTCATGTTCGACGGGACCACGCGCACGAGCGCGTCGGCGTCCGTCGGGAAGGCGTTGTACCCCTCGATCATCGCGGCGGAGAGAATCTCGCCGGAGATGTTCGGGAACGCCGAGGAGTGAACGGTCTCCTCGACGGGCTGCCCGAGGCGGTACGCCTGCGCCTCGACCAGGGCCTCCCACAGCTCACGGAAGTCGAAGTCCGTGAGGGCCAGCTTCTTCTCCTTCACCAGGCCCATCACCTTGTTGGTGAACAGGCGGTTCACGCGGCGCTGGTCCCGGTCGGACCGGTCGGCGCCGTTGGCCCGGGCGAAGGACTCGTACAGGTCTTTGACTGCGAACAGTTTCATGTGCTAGTCCCCTCCCTTAGCTCGCGTCGGCGATACGGTTGGTGTTGCCCGTCTTCGCCGGCACGAGGAATTTGACCCGGACCGTGGTGGCCGCGAGCTTGCTCTCCACGGCCAGCGCGATGCCGTCCGTGGTGCTCTTCTTCAGGGTCTTGGCCGCGTTGTACTGCAGGCGGTCGCCCCAGGTGATGGCGGTGCTGGCGTCCAGGGTGTACTCGAACACGGTGTTCAGGTTCGGCGCGTACACGGCGATGGTCCCCGAGGGGTCCGTCGCCGGGTGAGCGGCCGCCGCAACCCCGCAGAAGTCGAGGTTGTCGGTCGTGGTGGCCATCTTGGCTGCCTTTCCGCTGGACAGCTTCAGAAGGTCACCGATTTCGATCGCGGTCCCGGAGGCGACGGGGATGAACTCGACGTCCTTGGGGCCGGAGCGGTAGGTGTACTTGTCTGCCATGAGCTAGCTCCTCCTTTTGATTTGCGTTACTTGAACGCGCCCAAGAACGCGGCGTCGTTGGTCGCGCCTTCGGTCACTTCCTCCACTCGCGCGCCCTGCGTGGTCACCGCGGGCTCCTTGCCGTCCTTGCCGGCCGGCTTCTGCATGCTCTTGAACAGGCCCTCCTGGGCGAGGATGACCTTCTTGGCCTCCTCGAGGGTGGCCGCTGCCATGACCGCGGGGCGCACGGCCTCCTTGAACTCGGGGGCCATCGCGCTCTCTGCCAGCGCCACCAGCTTGTCGGCGGCCAGGCTCTTCACCCCGGCCTCCTCGAGCTGCTTGCGCAGTCCGTCGGTCGCTTCCTTCTGGATCGCCTCGACCAGGTCCTTGCGGCCGGCCTTGAGGTCCTCCATCGTCAGTTTCGTCAGGTCCATTTCTTGTTCACCTCCTCCTTCGCCCGGTTGGGCAGATTCGAACAGGCTCTTGTTGAGGGACGCCGTGACCACGAAGTCGACGCTGTAGTCGTCGCCCTCGAAGCCCTCGACGAGGGTCACGCCCTTCTCCTCCCTCACGAGGCCCCGGTCGCGCAGGCTCAGCCCGGTGTCCTTGGGCGGGTTCTTCGCGATCGAAAGCGTGATGTGCTTGTTGTGCTCCATGAGGTGCAGGTCGCCGACCAGCTTGGGCTGCGCGCCCTCGCTGAGCCGGACGTTCCGGTAGACCCCGCCGAGGTCGCGCACCGAGCGCGCGCCCCTGCGCGCCTGGAGGTCGTCCTGCCGCGGGTGGTCCAGGAACATCTTGGCCCCCTCGTAGCGGGTCTGCGCCTGCTCCAGGGCCGTGCGCAGGTACTTGGTCCGGTTCTTCGAGACCTTGTCGCCCGTCATGAGCACGACATCCTTGATGATGCCCCTGTCGGAGTCGATGTTCCCCGACGCGACCGCCTCGGCCAGCTCGACGCTGTCCAGGAGGTCAATCTGTCCCGGCTTCTTCTTCATCCTAGTCCTCCTGAGCCGCGCCTGCCGGCTCGAGATACTCGTCCTTTATGACCATCGTCCCGTAGCACATGCAGTGCGGGTGGAACGGGACCTTGTCCTGAAAGTCGTCCGGGCTCAGCACCCTGCCGGCCCACTTGTCGCACTCGTCCTCCTCGCCGGTCGGATCGTGCGCGCTGGAGAGCGTCACCATGATGCCCTTGACCCACCCGCGGGTCTTGGCCCACTCCGCGGTCGCCGCCGCGTAGGCCCTGTTGGTCTCCGTCCTGGCCAGCCTCATGGCGTTCTTCAGCGGCTTGCCGTAGACGCCCGGCCCGAGGTCCGCGCCGGCCTTCCCGATGTCCGGGTTGAGGTAGTCCTGCAGCTCGCCGGCCAGGTCCCTCGAGGACGTCCCCACCGCTATGCCGCGCTGGAGGATTCGGTTCATCTCCAGCTCAGTGCGCTTCGTCAGGTCCCACACCGAGTCCGAAGGCCTCAGCCCCTGCAGGCCCTTCTTCACGAGCCTCTCGTAGACCTTGTCGGTCAGCTGGTCGTAGGCCGCGCTGCTCAGCTCCGGCCTGCCCCGCCCGGTCAGCTTGCCGCTCAGGCCGACCGCCAGCCTCTCCTCCATCAGCTGCCTCTCCGCGCCGAGGTCCGGGTGGTAGGCCTCCTCGTTGGCCTTGAAGACGTCCACCATGGCGTCCTCGGTGTTCCGCACGCCGAGGTTGATAGCGTCCCACACGCCGTCGCTGGCCCACTTGTTGAGGGACCTGCGCATGACCGCCGTGGCCGAGGCCAGGGCCTTCCTCAGCTCGGGCAGCCTCTTGGCCGTCCCGTCCCACCTGCGCGTCTCGAGCTCCGCGGCGTCGGCGACAGCCCGGAGGATCGCCTTCGCCCTCTCCTGCATCTGCGCGTGCTGGGCGAACAGGGCCATGCGGTTGACGCGCACCTTGCGGGCCAGGATGTTCTGGGCGTTCAGCTGCCTCGACCGCTGCGAGGCGCCCTTGGCCACCGCCATCGCGCCGTCCAGGTCGCCCTTCCTGCAGAGGGACACGGCCTCGTCCCAGTACCTCGTGCGGTAGACGGCCGGGAACCTCGAGTAGACCTGCCGGACGCCCGGGATAGCGAAGTCCCGGGCCACGGTCACTGGCCCCCGGAGGCGAAGTCCCTGCAGTACTGGAGGAGCTCCTCCGCCTGGTTCAGGGCGAGGCCGGAGATGATCCTGGACACCTCGCTCTGGATCTGGTACACGCGGTTCTGGACCTGCGACGCCTGGTCCGAGGAAATCTCGCCGCTCTTCACCATGTCCATGTCACTCCCCCTTGGCCTTCGCGGCCTTCTTCTGCTTGATAAGCGCCACGACCTGCTGCGGGTCGGTCGACTGCATCACCTTCTGGGCCTCCTCGGGGGTGAGGCCCTTCACGAGGTCCTGCATCTCGGCGTCCATGTCGCCCTCGTCCCCGAAGCCGCCGCCCTTGTTCTTGAAGGGGTTGGCCGCGGCGTCCTCCTCGATGAGCTGCTGCTTCCGGACCTCCTCCTCGTAGTCGTAGCCGAGGACCGAGGAGGCGGTGCTCTCGGAGATGAGGCCGGCCTGCACCATCTGGATGATCGCGGCCGCCGTGTCCTTCAGGTCGCGGTGCACGACCTCGGGCCACTGCACGTCGCAGCCCCAGAACTTCTCGAACTCCGAGAGCTCGTGGACCGGCGCCTCCTGCTCGCCCTCGTCGGCCCCGGAGGGCTCCTTGCCGTTGGAGGGCTGCGGCTCGCCTGGCTTGGGCGGAACGGCCTCCGCCTCGGAGACGTCCCTCTTGCCCTGCTCCGCGAAGATGTCGTCCTCCGCCGGCGGCTTCAGCTTGCCCGCGTCCACGGCCGCCTGCACCACGCGCCTGTAAATCTCCTTGAACTGGAACTCGAAGAACGTCTGCCAGTACCTGATGCCCTTGACGAACGGGCTCTCAGCGATCAGGGTGCTCGCGTAGTTGGCGTTGCTCGCGTCGCCGAAGACGTACTCCGGGGAGTTCGTGCCGGCGGCCATGCCCAGCTTCATGGACCGGCCGTCCTCGGCCGCGTCCGACGCCGCGATGTTGGCGGACTTGAACTCGTAGTCCACCCCGCCGTTCGCATTCATGATCGTGCCCGGGGGCGGAATGCGCTTCTTGACCTCGCCCGTCCGCTGGGTCCTGCTCTCCTGCAGGGTGCCCTTGATCGCCTCGACGTCGGCGGCCGAGCCGGTCACCTTGCGCACCATGACCATCGCCGTGCGGACCTTGTTGAGCACGATGCGGTACCGGAGCCACTCCTTGTACTGCCCGAACATCTCCATGGCCGGCTGGACGTAGGACTCGCCGCGCTTCTGCTCGGAGTCGCACATGATCTTCGCGTGCAGGACCTGCGAGGCGTCCACCACGTCGGGCACGCCGGAGAGCTGGTCATACCGCCTGCGGAAGAAGTACTTGAGAGCCCTCTCGTGGTCATTCGGGTCGAGCAGGATGCCGTCGCTCGCGGTCCTCCCGGTCCCGCCGTACTCCAGGCCGGGGTCGACCAGCAGGTCCGGGTCGCGGAACCGCACGGTCGTCTTCCAGGTCGGCTTGCCCTCCTCGTCCCTGTTGAAGAACTGGAGGATGGACTCGCCGTCCCGCATGGTCCGGAGGACGAACTCGCCCTGCTTCAGCTGCATCCTGTTGCGGGGCGCGTTCCAGAACTCGCGGAACAGGCGGTGCAGCCTGGGGTCGTCGGACTGGGGCGTGATCTTTACGCCCTCGCCGATGATGTAGTAGAGCAGGTTCCCCAGGGCCGCGCGGGCGTTGGGGTCGAAGCGCCACA